TAGCCAATTTTTCGCACGAGTCGATCAAGATTTCGGTCAGGAATTTGCCCATGGCCTGCCAGATCTGTCAGAGAGACATAGATTCAAGCCGGCGCCGGTACTGCTCTGATGCGTGTGCATTGGAGGGGCGCCGCCAGAACAAGAACCGGTCCTCGAGGGACCGCGGTAAGCGCGCGCGCCAGCAGGCCCTTGAAGAGAAGCGGGTTTGTGGTTGCTGCGGCCGCTCATACATCCGGCGGGATGGCTTCGTTAAGTACTGCTCTGTTGATTGCAGGAAGCGCGCTGGCTCGGCTGCCGGAAACTCCAAGCGCCGGGCCTCATTGGCGGCGGTTCCGTCATGGCCTATCTCGTTCGCCGAAGTGTTCGAGCGCGATGGTGGACATTGCAGTCTGTGCGGAATCGAAACACCGCTGCACCTGCGCGGCGCGCACGTCGATGATGCCCCTGAGCTTGATCACATCATCCCGATCAGTCGCGGTGGCCACGATGCCGAGTACAACATTCAGTTGACCTGCAGGAAGTGCAATCTCGCCAAGGGCAACCGGATCTATGCCAAGGATAGGGCGAAGGCGCGGCTTCTTTGGCCAGAACAGCCAGTAATCATGTCTGTGAAAAGTCGCCCAACATCCCGAAATAGCAGCGGTGTGAAGGGCGTTTTCTTCGACAAGCTATCCGGGCGGTGGGTCGCCCAACTTGAACGGGATGGGGTCCGTCAGCGATCAACCTATGAGACCCGGGCCGAAGCAATCGCGGCCAGGAAGATGATGGAGGCCAGCGATGCCAGCGCGAAAAAGTCCAGCATCGTTGCGCGTTATTTCTCGACCAGATGAATTTCCACCCCCGGAATGGTTGAGCGTAGGCGCCATTGAGGAATGGCGCGCAGTAGTTCCCAAGTTGCTGAATGCGAGAGTGATCAAGGCCACCGATGAAATGGCCCTGTCGGTCTACTGCGAACTGGCTTCGGAGTTCAAGGAAAACCCCGTAGAGTTCCCGGCCGCGAAGATCACCCAGCTGCGCCTTCTGATGGCCGACTTTGGCATGACGCCGCACAGTCGCAGCGCAGTCGCTGGTGATTCCGCACCGTCAGGGAATCCATTCGCGACCAACGGCAAGCGCGGGAAGTCAGGTGCGTGACTACGTCAAGGTTGCCACCGACTACGCCAAGAAAGCGGTAGCCGATAAGAAACGGAAGAAGCACGGGCTTCTGATCCAGCAGGCGGCGAAGCGGTTCCTTGATGACCTGAAGCGCGCGCGCAAGCGCAAGGGCCGGCCGTTCATCTTCGACGCCTGGCATGCCAACGACGTGTGCGACTTCCTCGAGAAGCTGCCGCATGTGGAAGGGAAGTGGGACACCCCAACCATTGTGCTGCACCCGTCGCACGTTTTCTTCCTGGTGCAGTTGTTTGGTTTCCGCCAGAACGACCCGGTCTATATCGCTGGCTGGGGAGAAGACGGGATGTTCCACCCCCGCCGGTTCACGTCGGCGCTGTTTGCGGTGGCCCGTAAGAATGCCAAGTCGACCTTGGCCGCCGGGGTTCTGAACTACTGCCTTTGCTGCGAACCGGAAGAGGGTGCGCAGGTGATCAGTGCTGCGACCACGTTTCCGCAGGCATCGATCATCTTCAACACCGCCAAGCGGCAGGTCGAAAAGACACAGCCGCTGCGTGAGGCCTTCGGCCTCGAGTGCTGGGCAAAGTCCATCAGTCGGTTCGAGACGGGCGGCTGCTTCAAGCCGATCCACGCGAAGGCATCGACCCAGGACGGTCTGAACCCGTCCCATGTTGGGCTGGATGAAATCCACGCCCACAAGACAGCCGACCTGCTGAACGTCCTGACGTCAGCAGCTGGTGCCCGCGGCAATCCGCTGTGGCTTTACACCACCACCGAGGGTTACACGAATCCCGGGCCCTGGGCTGAAATCCGGATGTTTGCGAAGAAGCTGCTGTCTGGTGTGTTCGGCACTGACGCCGACCACTTCCTGGCTGTGTTCTACGCGGTCGACGAAGACAACAAGCAGCTGAAGATCAAGGCGGACGACGAGTTCGACGAAGCCGCCTGGATCAAGGCCAACCCGCTGATGGATGTGAACCCCCATCTGCTGGCGGCCATCCGCAAGGAAGCGATCGAGGCAAAGCAGATGCCCTCGAAGCTGGCGGAATTCCGAATCAAACGCCTGAACCGGCCGGCATCAACCGCTGACGGCTGGGTGGACCTGACGAAGTGGCAGGCCTGCGGCGGTGAAGTGGATCTGGAATGGCTGGCGCAGTACCCCTGCACCGGTGGTTTGGATCTGGCATCAACCACTGACCTTGCGTCATTCCGGCTGGTCTGGGATGTGGACGGCGTGCTCTACACCTGGGGCATGCGCTGGGCACCGGAAAGCGCGGTGAAATTCCGCACCGAGCGCGGAACGGTTCCCTATCAGTCATGGGTTGAATCGGGCCTGCTGAAGCAGACTGAAGGCAACGTCACTGACTATGCGGTGATCGAGGCGGACATCGTGGCCGCCTGTGAGCGGTTCCATGTGGAGCAGATTGCCTACGACAAATGGAACGCATCGGACCTGGTTAACCGGCTGGTCGATACCCACGACCTGCCCATGATCGAGTTTGTTCAGGGCCCGAAGTCATACCACCCGGCAATGCAGGCGCTCGAGCGGGCCTATATCTCGAAGAAGGTGGCCCACGGTGGCGACCCGATCCTGAACTGGTGCGCATCCAACCTGATCGCGCGCCGGGACCAGAACCTGAACATGGCGCCGGACAAGAAGCGGTCTGCCGACAAGATCGACGACATGGCCGCGCTGCTGATGGCGATTGGCGTGGGTCAGTCGGACGAAAGCGCACAGAAACCCGTCTCCCCATGGGAAGACGACAACTTTTCGATAGCGGGATAACCCATGGCCTGGTGGAACCTCAACAAACGGCGGGAGCAAAGGGCGTCGGTGGAAAATCCGACTGTGCCGATTTCTTCCCGCGCGATTCTTGAGTTCTTCGGCTTGAGCGCCACCACTGATGCTGGTGTTACGGTCACCATCGACAGTGCCCTGGGTATCCCGGCGATCTGGGCGGCGGTGAATTTCATCTCTGGCACGGTCGCTGGATTGCCGCTAAACCTTTATCGGAAGACCGGTCAGGGCCGTGAACGTGTATCCGGCGGCCTCGCCACGCTGTTGCACGATGCCTGGAACGACGAAACCAGTTCTTTCGATGGCCGAAAGTACAGCATGGAACAGGTGCTTACCGGTGGTCGCATCGTCGTATTCATCGAACGCAACCCGCTGGGCCGGATTATCAATCTGTGGCCGCTGGTGCCGGATAGCGTCACCGTCGAGCGCAAGGCCGGAAGGAAGCTGTACCGGTACACCGAGAATGGCCGCACGGTTACCTATGCTGCCAGCGAAGTGATCGACATTCCGTTCATGCTGAAGCCGGACATGATCACGTCGCGCAGCCCGCTACTGACCTGCTGTGAAGCGATTGCCTTGGGGCTTGCGTCCACTTCGTACGGCGCCAAGTTCTTCCAGAACGGCGGCGTACCACCGTTTGCAATCACCGGCCCGTTCCAGACTGACAAGGCCATGCAGCGCGCCATGGATGACTTGCACGAGGCGGTGAAAAAAGCAGCCAAGGAGAAGCGCCAGGCGATCGCACTGCCGTCCGGTCATGAAATCAAGCAGATTGGCGCGGATGCCGAGAAGTCCCAACTGGTTGAGCTGAAGAAGCAGCTGATCGAAGAGTATGCCCGCATTTACTCGCTGCCGCCGGTGTTCCTGCAGGACCTGACCAAGGGCACGTTCTCGAACACCGAACAGCAGGACTTGCACCTGGTTAAGCACACCATCAAGCGCTGGGTTGAGCAGATCGAGCAGGAAATGAACCTGAAGCTGTTTGGCCGCTACAAGACCAACCAGTATGTCGAATTCAACCTGGATGGCCTGCTGCGCGGCGACCTGAAGTCGCGCATCGAGGCGTATGCCAAGGGCATTCAGAACGCCGTCTATACGCCGGACGAATGCCGCGCAATGGAGAACCGCACCACCAAAGGTGGGGACGCGGACAAGCTCCACATCCAGGGCGCAACGGTCCCGCTTGGATCCCAGCCAAAGAACACACCAGCACCCGCGCCCAAGGCGCCGGAGGAAGACGATGAAGAATGAAATTCGCGCCGGCCTGCCGGTCGAGATACGTGCCGAAGACAACACCATCAAGGTGGCAGGCTATGCCGCTGTATTCAACGAAGAGGCTGATATTGGCGGTTACTTCCGTGAGGTGATTGCCCCGGGCGCGTTCAAGGACGCGATTGGCCGGGACGATGTGGTGTTCCTGGTGAACCATGCCGGCCTGCCGCTGGCGCGGACCCGCTCTGGCACGCTGATTCTTAAAGAGGACAAGCGTGGACTGTACATCGAAACCGAACTGGACCCGGAAGATCCGGAAGTGAAATCCATCGTTCCGAAGATGAAGCGCGGCGATCTGGACAAGATGTCGTTCGCCTTCCTTCCGGAAGTCCAGGAATGGGATGACAGCGACGATGTGCCGCTTCGCACCCTCAAGCAGGTGCGCCTGCTCGATGTGTCTATCGTGACCCAGCCCGCCTATGAGGGCACCGAAATCGGCCTGCGTAGCCTGCAGGATCACCGTGACAAACAAGAACCCAAGCGCAGCGTTGCCAGCATCAAGGCGCGGGCGCGTATGAAATTGGCTCTTCCACGGAGCTGATGCAGGCGGGCGGCTCCCGCACCCTGCGCCCACCACCGCCCTTGGGCAAGGCATCCGAAACCGCCATCCGGCGGTTTTTCCGTTTCTAGAAACCGGAGCAATCCTATGAGCAAGTTGATCGAACTGCGGGAGAAGATGGCGAAGCTGGCCACTGAAGCCCGTGCCGAGTACGACAAGATCACGGACAAGACGCCCGAGGCCGAGGCCAAGGAAATCGAAGTCCGTTTCGATGCCATCATGGCTGAACACGACAAGCTGGCGGGTGAGTGCGAGCGCCTGGAACGACTCGAGGCGGCCGAATCCCGCGCCAACGCTGGTGACCCGCGTCGCCCCCAAGGTGAAGACACCGAAGAGCGCGCCGACAAGAACGGCAAGGCTGCCGAACAGTACCGCGAGGTATTCGAAAAGGCCATCCGCTTCGGTGCCTCCACGCTGACCGCTGAGGAACGCAAGGTTCTCCAGACCGGCATGGGTGACATCCCGGGCGAGGTTCGTGCCCAGGCAGCCGGCAGTGATGCTGCGGGCGGCTACACGGTGCCGGAAGGCTTCTCTGGCGAGATCGACCGCGCCATTGCCATGTGGGGTCCGATGTGGGATGCGAACATCGTGCGCGAGCTGCCGACGACTTCTGGCAACCGCCTGCCGTGGCCGACCGTCGATGACACCGCGAAAACCGGTCGCATCAAGGCTGAGAATGCGGCGGCCGATGACGACGGCACTGATGACGTAGTGTTCGCTGAAAAGCAGCTGGATGCATACTTCTACGATACCGGCGTGGTCCGGATTCCGTGGGAGCTGCTGCAGGACTCTGCTTTCGACATGGAGGCCTTGCTGACTGACCTGTTCGGCGAGCGCATGGGCCGCACTGCAAACAGTGTTCTGACCACTGGCACCGGCTCTTCCCAGCCGAATGGCATTGTCACCGCTTCTGCTGCCGGCAAGACTGCAGCTTCCGCAACGGCGCTGACCGCCGACGAGCTGATCGACCTGTTCCACAGTGTCGACCCGGCGTACCGGATGTCGCCGAAGTGCCGCTGGATGTTCAACGACAGTTCGCTGGCGACCATCCGCAAGCTGAAGGACGGTCAGGGCAACTACCTGTGGCAGATGGGCGACGTTCGCTCTGGCGAGCCCGATACCTTCCTGGGCAAGCCGTACAGCGTCAACCAGGCAATGGCGAGCATCGCCGCCAGCGCCAAGCCGGTGATCTTCGGTGACTTCAGCCGCTACGTTGTCCGCAAGGTCCGTGGCTTCCAGACCATGACCCTGCGCGAGCGTTATGCCGAGAACTTCCAGGTCGGCATGATCGGCTTCAAGCGCTTCGACGGCGAGCTGTTGAACAGCGCTGCTGTGAAGCACCTGGTGATGGCTGCTTCCTAATCGGGAGCATGGTGATAAGGGCCGCCTTTGGGCGGCCCTTTTTCCTGACGTTTTTCTGGAGAATCACATGAAAGTGAAGCTACTGGTGAGCCGTGGCGGGCCTGGTATCGACCAGCGCGCCGGCGACGAAATCGACGTATCCGACGCCGAAGGCAAGCGCATGATTGAGGCCAATCAGGCCGTTCCCGTTGGGCGTGGCCCGGCGGCTGAGAAGAAAGAAACCGCCACCAAAAAGGCACCCGCTGAGAAGGCGACGAAGTAACCATGAGCATCCAGACTCGGACAGAAGCGCCGTCCACCCAGCCAGTCACCCTGGCGGAAGTGAAGGCCAATCTGCGCATTCAGCACACGGCTGACGACACGCTGCTGGACGACCTGATCGCCGCTGCCACCGAGTACATGGATGTTCCCAATGGCGTGATTGGCAAGGCGCTGATCACCCAGACCTGGACTGTCGCAGTGCGATCGCCGGACGGATGCGGCCGGATCGTCCTGCCGGTAACTCCCGTTATTGAAGTCTCAGAGATTGCCTACTACGACGGCGACAACGCATCCCAGACGCTGACCGTCGGTGATTACTACCTCTTCAAGGAAGAGGATTGGGCGTATCTTGAGCCGGTGACCCCCGGCAACTGGCCGGCCGTTTATAACCGCCGCGATGCCATCACGGTCACGTTCACTGCCGGATATGGTGCTGCCGATGCCGTGCCTGCAACCATCAAGCAGGCCATCAAGTTGTTGGTGGCGCACTGGTACGAACACCGGACCGCGGCCACTGACAAGCCGTTTTCTGAACTGCCGCTGGCGGTGCAGAACCTGGTGAACATGAACCGCAAGGTCTGGATTTGCGCATGACCCCGGGCGAGCTGGACCAGCTGATCACCATCAAGCGTGAGTCACTGGCTGACGACGGCATGGGCGGCCACGACGTCACCCTGTCGGATGTCGCTGTCGACCTGTGGGCCAAGGCCCGTGCGCTCTCCGGAAAAGAGTTCGAGCGCTACGACCAGGTGAACGCCACGGCCATGGTCATGTTCATTATTCGCAATCGCACTGATCTGCTGCAGACCGACCAGATCCAGTGGAATGGCGCGGCCTACAACATCCGTTACATCCATCCCACCAGCACCCGGGATCTGTATCTGATGATCGAGGCGGAGAAGGGCGTTGCAACGTAATGAAGGGAACCGGGTTCGAGATCACTGGCATTAAGGAAGTCAGAAATATTCTCGAGGAAGTCGCCCCCAAGCACGCCCGGAACCTGATGCGCGCCACGATCCATGGTGTGGCGTCGGAGATTGCCAAGGATGCCAAGGCATCGGCGCCGAAGGATACCGGCGCGCTGCGCAAGGCGATCAAGGCCAAGCGGAAGAAATCAGCACCAGACCGGCCGGTGTCGGAAGTCTTCGTCGAGCACGGCGGTAACGCCAAGCACGATGCCTTCTACTGGCGCTTTATCGAGTACGGCACCGGCGGCAAGACGGCACAGCCTGAGCGGCCATTCATCCGGCCGGCTACCGACAAGGCGCGCGCCAACCTGGACCAGATCATCACCCAGCAGTTCGGCAAGAAACTGGAAGCCGCGCTGCGGCGTGAAGCCAAGAAGAAGGCCCGGAAATGAGCTACGAAACGGCGGTGCAAAGCGCGGTGATTGCCGCCTTGAAGGCTGACGCCCCGCTGACTGCGCTGGTGTCTGGCGTGTTCGATGACGTGCCGCAGGGGCAGACATACCCCTATGTCAGCGTTGGCGAAGACGTCCACAACGAGTGGGATACCAACACCACCATTGGGTCCGATTGCTCCATCACTATTCACACCTGGTCGCAGAAGCGCGGCCGGAAAGAAACCAAGGCCATCCAGGCTGCCGTCTATGACGTGCTGCACCGGGCCGAACTCACATTCTCGGGCTACCGGATTATATCGGTGGATTTCGTGAACTCGCAGTCTTTCGTCGATGCCGACGGCATGACCCGCCACGGCGTTCAAACCTTCCGTGTACTGATAGAGAGGACATAACCATGGCCGTTGGTCGCAAACTACTGCTGAAGAAGAACAGCACCCTGATCGCGGGCCTTCGCAACGTGACCATTTCATGGTCGGGCGGATCCATTGACCTCACCTCTGGTGAAGACAACGGCATTCGCTTGCTGGACGATCTGCCGGCGGAAGAGGCCATCACCATCAGTGGTGAAGGCGTCATGAAGGAAGAGCTGTTCCGCAACCTGATCCTGGCGAACCCGGGCACCACGAAGAAACTGACGGACATCACCGTCGAGTTCCCCATCCTGAACGCCGCCAACGACACTGCCGCCACGCTGGCCTGTGACTTCAGCATGACCGCGTTTGAAGAGGGTGCGCCGTACAAGGATGCCATCACCTTCAGCCTGACGCTCGAGTCGTCCGGTGAGTGGACGTACACCGCTGAATCCGCGTCATAAGGGGTAACCCATGAGCGTATTTCAGGAAGTCAGCCTGACGTGGGACGGCAAGGAATATGTCGTCCCGCCGGACAAGGTGATGGGCCTGGTGGCGGTGATCGAGGACTTCATCACGATCGAGGAACTGAGCAATCAGTCTGGCGTGAAGCGGGCGAAGGTCGCCAATGCCTTTGCCGCGGCCGTTCGCTACGCCGCTGCCATCGCCGGCGCCAGCATCAAGCTGACCGGTGAGCAGGTGTACGAAAAGCTGTTTGGTTCCGATGCCATGCAGTCTACCACCACGGTCGTCTATGCGCTGCTGGCGTTGATGATCCCCCCGGAGCACCTGCGCGCGCCAGACACTGCTGGCGGACAAGGGACCACCGCGCCGGGAAAGAAGAAGGCCGCAGGCAAGAAGAAGACTGGCGCCCGAAGCTAGGCCACGGGTATGTCAAAGGATGCTACCTGCTGGCCTGCGGCAAGTTCGGGCTGTCGCCGTCGGAGTTCTGGCGGCTGCACCCGAACGAATTCTGGTGGCTGTACGAAGCACGAATCCCCCCGCATCTGATCAGGGCGCCCATTGATGAATGGGCCGAACTCTACGAACTTCTGGATTAACCATGGCTGAGACTGTCGGTGACGTTGCCGTCCGCGTCGGCGCGGACATTACAGACCTGAAGAGCGGTATGCGCCAGGCGTCCGCGTCGGTCGGTATGTTCGGCGACAAGTCGACGAAGCAGTTCAAGCAGGTTGCCGGCAACATCGCCAAGGTGGGCTTGGCTGCTGCCGCTGCTGGTGCTGCCCTGACGGTCCACCTGGTCAACAATGCCCGCGAAGCCATCGACGCCCAGGCGAAGATGGCCCAGCAGCTGAACACCACGTCCGCCAGTCTTGCCACGCTGAAGCGCGCTGGCGAGCTCTCTGGCGTGGAAATGAAGACCATCACCACGGCCAGCCGCACGCTGTCCGTCCGCATTGGTGAAGCAGAGCAGGGCCTTGCATCCGCCAAGGATGCCTTCGACGCCTTGGGCTTGAGCGCTTCCCAGCTCTCCGACCTGCCGCTGGATCAGCGGATCTCCACGATCAACAACGCCCTGCTGAATAACGTCGACGCCTCCCAGCGCGCGGCCATCGCCGCGGACCTGTTCGGCACCCGGGCTGCCACCGCCATGAAGATGCTGGACGACGGCACCCTGGATCGTGCCCGCCATGAGGCGGAGCTATTCGGTCTGGCCCTGTCCGATGTCGACGCCGCCAAGGTTGAGCAGGCCAACGACGCTATGTCGACCATCGGCAACGCAGTCGATGGCATTGCCCAGCAGTTCACCATCCAGCTTGCCCCGGTACTGAAGGCCATCGGCGACCAGTTTCTGGAAATGGCGGAAGAGTCGGGCGGTTTCGGCAAGGTGGCTGAAGACGCCATGGGCAAGGTGGTGGATGGCATCGCCTTCGTCATGAATGGCGTGGACGGGCTCAAGCGCATTTTCGAGATCGTTGCCGACGGCATCATTGCTTACTGGTCAGGCCTTTCCGCTGCCATCGTCACCCCTTTCCTGGAAGCGGTGCGCCTGATCGACCAGATCCCGGGCGTCGACCTGTCGAACCAGGTGGCGGCGCTGGAAGGGTTCAGGGATACCGCCATCGGTGTTGCCCGTGAGGCCGCCACCAACATCGAAGAAACGCTGATGGAGCCCATGGCGGGCGACAAGTTCAAGCAGTTCGTCGAGGACGCCAAGGTGGCAGGGCAGGCCGCCGCCGAAGCCGCTGTCCAGGCCCGCAAGGCAGTGGGTGGCGATGTCGTGCCCATGTCCAGCGCGCGCGATCCCAAGGAAATCGCTGACATCAACAAGCGCCTTGATGCCATCCGCGTTGCCAACCAGACCGAACTGGAAATGGCGGAAGAGAAATTCATTCTCGAGAACGAGGCCATTAAAGAGGGATTGGAAGCCCAGCAGATCACCCGGGAACAGGCCTACGAACTCTCGAACGGTGCCGCCGAGCGGTATGCAGAAGCCAAGCTGGCGATCGAGCAAGCCGCTGCGGACAGAGAGGTTAAGCAACGGGATGATGCCGAAGCAAGGAAGAAGGCAATCCTGAGCCAAGCATTCGGCGGCCTGACCGCGCTGATGAACAGCGAGTCTCGAAAAATGTTCGAGATTGGCAAGGCCGCGTCGATCAGCCAGGCGGTGATAGCAACCCATACCGGCATGGCAGAAGCGCTGAAACTTGGCTGGCCGCTGGGCCCAATTGCTGCTGGCGCCATCGCGCTGAATGGTTTCGCCCAGGTTGCGAACATCCGTAAGCAGAGCTTCGGCGGTGGTGGATCGTCCTCTGCTACTGGCTCTACAACTGGACAAATCAATGCTGCCAATGCCCCTGTTGGCGGCGCTGCTGGCGGAGAAACCCGGAACACGTTCGTGACCTTGAGTGGCATCAACCCGAACAGCTTTATCCAGGCTGGCGGGCTGGTGGATGCCCTGAACAAGGAGCTGAAAGACGGAGGCCAGATCAATGGCGTGAGGTTCGCTGCATGACGGTGATTATCAACAGCGACGTCGTCCTGAGTAGCAGCCCGGTCATACCCCCGTTCCCGTTCACGCACACGCGCATTGGTTACGATTCCTGGCTGCCGCAGTGCAATGTCATCGCGTCGTCCGAAGAGGCCGGATTCCCGGCTGACGCAGTCCTGAACCCGCTTCCCTACGACTGGTGGCGCCCGACCGGGCTGACTTCGACGCTCACGTTCGACCGCGGCGCAGCGGTGGAGGCTGACTATATCGGGCTTGCTGGCCACAACATGGGCGACCATGGCGTAGTGGTCACCGCTGAATACAGCCCCGACAACGTCACGTGGACGCAGGTGGCGGAGTTCTCCCCGGGCAGGAATGTGCCGATCATGATCCTGTTCACAAAGGCAACCATGCGATTCGTGCGGCTGACCTTCGTTGCGGAAAGTATTTTCCGGCTTGGGGTCGCCTATTGCGGCGTTGCCCTGGCGATGCAGCGGGCAATCTATGCCGGCCATTCACCGATCAATCTGGCGCGCACCACCACCTTCATCAACTCCCGGTCAGACGCCGGTCAGTGGCTGGGCCGCTCAGTTATCCGCAAAGGTTCCACCACGTCGTTCGACTTCAACAACCTGACGCCGGACTGGTACCGCGAATATTTCGAGCCGTTTGTCCAAGCCGCGCGCTTTGCGCCGTTCTTCATTGCCTGGCGCCCTTCAACGTACCCGAATGAAGTGGGCTATTGCTGGACCGAGCGGGACATCGTTCCTCAGAACAGCGGCACCAGGGGCTTCATGAATGTATCGCTGCAGGTGCAGGGCCTGACCGATGACTAGGACCACATGCGGCCGCGAGCCGTTTGAAGCGGTGTACCTGTTTCAGGATCTGTGTTCACGCACCTATGGCACCGCGCCCTGTGATGCGGTGCTGGCGGTTGGTGGCCGCAAATGCTTTAACACGGTCAGCACCTGCCAGAGCCAGGACAACTTCCTTGCCGGCACGCCCCTGCAGCTGCGCTTCTGCAAGAATCAGGCTGCCATACCCGACGACGGGAACTACTGGCTACCATTCCTGGAAAGTGCCCGGGTTACGTCCGGTGAAATCAATGCGGGCGGTGGTAACAAGTCTGTCCAGGCGCTGGGCAAGCGGGCGACGGCCACGTTCACGTTCACGGACCGGCCCCACAATGACCGGGTGGTGGATCCGTACCAGGCAGAGCGAATCAGCGGTGTCGCGCAGGCCGATGGGGTTGGATACGACCCACTGGCGCGTGCCACGTTCTGGACGAAGTGGAAGGCCCGGAACCGGTATTACCTGAACCGCCCGATCATCTACGTCAGCGGCTACATCGAGGCCGGCCAGATCGTCGATGCCGAAACCCGCACGTTCTTCGTCACTGGTTTCAGCGGGCCCACTGCTGGCGGATCTGTAACCATCGAGGCCCGCGACATCCTGTCTTTCATCAGCAACGACAAGGCCAAGGCCCCGGCGTTGAGTGAAGGCAAGCTGTCCGCTGACATATCCGCTGCCGCGACATCGTTCACGGTGACCCCGTCTGGCATTGGCGCCAACTATGGCGCATCCGGTAGCGTACGCATCGGTGACGAAATGATCACCTTCACCCGCTCTGGCGATACGTTCACCGTGGTGTCGCGTGATGCAGCTGAAGTTGGCGCGGCCAGCGATCACAAGGCCGGCGACCGGGTCCAGGAAGCGCTGGTCTATTCAGCGGCCCGGCCTGACGACATCGTTTACGACCTGATGGTGAACTATGCCGGCATCGATCCGGCATATCTGGATGCCGCTGGCTGGGAAACGGAAGTCGATTCCTTCATGCCGCGGCTTTACAACGCCACCATCACCGAGCCCACCGGCGTTCAGCAGCTGCTGTCCGAGCTCTGCGAGCAGATGTATTTCTACATCTGGTGGGACGAGCGTAACGACCTGGTGCGACTCCGGGCGGTGCGCCCGGCAGAAGGCGAGTCGGTCTATAACCTGAATTCATCCCAGCACCTGTGGGAAGACTCGGTCGACGTCCAGGACCAAACGGACCAGCTGATCACCCGCGTGATTGT